GAACCATCTGAGCGTCCAGAGAACAAGCCCAGCTACAGCTTTAATGGTGCAGTCAATACGACCGCTCAGGGCCACCCCGTGCCAGTGGGATATGGTCGATTGATAGTAGGTTCAGCCGTGATCAGCGCTGGTATTGATGTCGACGAGATTCCTGCATGACAGATTTGATTATTGGTGCAGGAGGTGGAGGTAAAGGGGGTGGTGGGGCCAGCGCACGCGTGGCCCAAGAAGCGCCTGACAGCTTGCGCTCCAAAGCCTACGCAAGGGTTGTCGACCTCATTTCCGAGGGCGAGATTGAGGGTTTGGTCAATGGACTGCAATCTGTTTATTTGGACGACACACCTATACAGAATGCCGATGGAACCACCAACTTCTCTGGTGTGACGCTTGAGACCAGAGATGGCACTCAGCAGCAAAGTTACGTACCCGGATTCTCTTCTGTCGAGAATGAGGTGCCCGTTGGCGTGGAGATTAAGGCGAGCCAATCCGTGGTGCGCTCAATCACTGATCCGGATGTAGATGCTGTAAGGATCAAGGTGAGCGTAGGTCAACTTACTAACCAAGACACGACCAACGGAGACCTTAACGGAAGCTCAGTCACATTCGCCATCGATCGGCAGGTCAGTGGTGGCGGGTTTGTCGAAGTGATCAACGACACGATCTCAGGCAAGACCACGACCAAATATCAGCGCAGTTACTACGTGCCTCTCATTGGCAGCGGTCCATGGGAAATCCGTGTACGACGAATCACGGCAGATTCAACCTCCAGCGCCATTCAGAACAAGACTTATCTCGACTCCTACACCGAAGTTGTTGAGAGCAAGCTGCGTTACCCAAACAGCGCCTTGGTTGCATTGAGGGTAGATGCTTCGCAGTTTTCTGCCATCCCTCGGCGCAGCTATGACATGAAACTGCTGCGGGTCCGTGTGCCGGTGAACTACGACCCTGGAACACGAGCCTACAGCGGCGTGTGGAATGGAACCTTCAAAATCGCATGGACAGACAACCCTGCGTGGTGTTTCTACGATCTGGTCACCAGCACCCGGTACGGCTTGGGTGGTTACATCCCTGAGTCTCAGGTGGACAAATGGGCGCTTTATCGAGTAGCGCAGTATTGCGATCAGTTGGTGCCTAACGGGCTCGGGGGCTTTGAGCCGCGCTTTACCTGTAACTTGTACCTTCAGACTCGCGAGCAGGCTTACAAGGTCGTGCAGGACATGGCCTCGATTTTTAGAGGCATGGTGTATTGGTCGGGTGGTGCAATTACGGTCACACAGGATGCACCCAGTGATGCGGTTTACCAGTTCGCCACTGGCAACGTGGTGGACGGTGAATTTGCCTACCAAGGTTCTTCTGCTAAAGCTCGTCACACCGTGGCGCTCGTGACCTGGAACGACCCAGATGATTTCTACCGTCAGAAGGTTGAATACGTCGAAGATGCCGCCGGTATCGCCCGCTATGGGATTGTGCAAAGCGATGTAGTTGCACTCGGTTGTACTGCGCGAGGTCAGGCCCACCGGGTGGGCAAGTGGCTTTTGTTCTCCGAACAATCGGAATCTGAAATTGTTACCTTTCGCACGGGATTGGAAGGCGCAGTAGTCCGCCCGGGCGATGTCATCAAGGTAGCCGATCCTGTCCGAGGCGGTATGCGCCTAGGTGGCCGTATCGCCGGTGCAATGGTCAGCACTGTGACGATCGACCAAGAGTTGCCCGCTGATTTACCTTGGAGACTATCGGTCGTTTTGCCAAATGGCGTTGTCGAAGAGCGTCTGGTGGGACCTGTTTCCGGGCGCACTCTGACAGTAACGATACCGTTTAGCACGGCTCCTCAGGTTGACGCAATTTGGGTTTTGGCATCCTCAATCATCGAGCCGCAGCTTTTTAGGGTGGTGGCGGTTGCTGAACGTGATCCGGGTGTTCATGAAGTAACAGCTCTGGCGCACAACCCAAGCAAATATGCTTCGATTGAAGAAGGACTGGCACTTCAACCACGATCGATTACTGTGCTCTCGGACGTTCCACCACCTCCCACGGGGTTGGTCATGCAGGAAAGTCTTTACCGGGTAAAAGATCAGGCTCAAGTCTTGGTTCAGGTCTCTTGGTCCGAGGTTCAAACTGCCATTGCATACCGGCTGTCTTACCGAGTGGCAGGCGGAAACTTCGTAAGCCTGCCCTTGACCAGCGCCAATTACGCTGAAATTCGTGACGCCCAAGAGGGGCAGTACGAGTTCAGCCTGAGAGCTATTGGCATCACCCGTAAGGAGAGCGTTCCCGTAACGCTCAACGCGACAGTGCTGGGCAAGACGCTACCGCCATCGGACGTCACGGGATTTACTGTTCAGCGCCGAGTCTCAGACTTGATGATTGCCTGGGATGAATTGCCGGATGCTGACCTCTCAGGATACGAGGTCCGGGTGGGGCCAGGTTGGGATAACGCGCAATTAGTGGCCAAGACATCAGGTACGCAGATGTTGCATGACCAAAGTGCAGCAGGGCAGTACCCGTACCACATCCGCGCGATTGATACCTCCGGAAATTACAGCGCACATGTGACGACCTTTGTGTTGGATTTGCTTGCTCCAAGCACAGTTCGGCAGTTCGATGTTGTTCAATCGGCCAACCGCTTGGAATTTCGCTGGCAACCTAACCCTGAGCCAGAAGTGGTGGGCTACGAATTGCGGGAAGGTGCAGCTTGGGACGCTTCTCTTTTTGTGGCCGAGGTCAAGTCCACCAGCTACACGCTGCCTTCCGGCTTTGATGGCGAGCGTAAGTTCTGGATCAAAGCAATTGCGTCACCTGGGATTTACAGCGACACCCCGACCTTCGTCTCGACGGTGGTGGCTCAACCTCAAAACGCGAATCTGATCCTCGCACGTGATGAACAGGCTTTAGGGTTTCCTGGCACTAAGCACTTTGCATCGGTCGTCTCGGTCAATGGCCGCAATGTGCTGCGCATGAGCACCGGTGCTCAGACGGCTGAGTATCTGTTTGAGTTGGACTTGGTCTCACCCATCCGTGCCCAAAACACACTGCTCAACAGTTTGGGTGCATCGGTTGATGACCGAACAACTTGGCTGGAGGCGAATTTCCCTTGGGCAAGCGATGCTGCCAAACGGCAATGGGCTTATGACGGTGCAATTGCCAACGTGGATGCCCGGTTTCAAATTGCGCGTGAAGATGCGCTGCAAGACGGAGAAATTTACGGCTGGAGGCTTAATGGCTCCACTGCCGGTCTTGGTAATCCGTTGCTAAGCCAAGCAGCAAGCGTTAGTTACGCTGCAGGCCGATATGGCGACGGGCTGATGGTGAAGGACACGACCCGAGTCGCTTGGGGTGTAAACATTCCAGAAGTCTTTCACACGTCATTTTGGTTTGCGCCATCTGAGATTACGACTTGTGTCATCTGGGCGGCGACAGGCTCATCGGGTCAACTGCTCGTGGGGTATGACGCTACCAATGGTTCCTTTTTCCTGGAGGACCATCTCGCAAGGCGAGTGAATGTGGCGTTCTCTGTATCCATCACTGACCGGATTTGTCTTGGTGTTTGTCAAACGGCCACCGAGCGCCGACTCTTTGCTGGACGAATGGGTGGTGATATCGATTCGGCGAATGCTGCAATAGCGCCGATCGGCACATTTACAAGCCTGCGTTTGTACTAGATCTAGCTCAACAAAATTTCACCCCAACCGTGGCGCTGCTCTCGCAAGAGGCAGCGTCATTTTTTTTAAATGAGGACTTTTATGATCCAAGAATCTATGCAACTTTATGGCGCGATGACTCTCATCGTGCATCGTGCCAACGGTGAGGTTGAAACTGTTCACAAGGACAACATCATCGTCAACGTAGGCTTCGACTTTATTGCCGATGCGATTGGCAAGTCTGTCAGCCGTCCCAACGTCATGGGCTTTATTGCGCTTGGCACAGGCACTACCGCAGCCGCAGCAACACAGTCGGCGTTAGTGACGGAACTCGACCGAAATGCCGCGACCTACGCGCACACGGCGGGAACCAAAACTTTTACTTTCACAGCTGACTTTTTGGCTGGCGATGGCACTGGCGCAATCACAGAGGCTGGGGTATTCAACGCAGCTTCAGCTGGCATCATGTTTGACCGCGTGGTATTCCCTGTGGTCAACAAAGGTGCCGATGACAGCCTGACCGCCGTTTTCACCTTCACGATGAGCTGATCGTCATGCCCGAAACGGTGACGGTTACTGAAACCCAGGGATCTCGCTACACCTGGGCATCGGCCGGATTCACATGGTCGAGTGCCAGTGCAGGGAAAAGCTGGACAGCAGCCTATCCTGCGGTCTATAGCATTGCTGTAGCCGCAACGCTTGCCTTCATCGAAGCTGGGTCGCGAAGCTGGACAAAGCGTTCGAGTGAGAGTCTTCCAATTTCAGAAGGGCGAAAAAATATATTCACCCTGCGTGAATCTGAGGCGGTTGGATTCTCTGAAACCTACTCGGACCTCATCGCTTTTGTTTTGCGCTGGGTTGAATCGATGTCCTTTGCAGAAGGCATCGCGAAAGGTAACAAAAAACAAGCGGCAGAGTCATTCCAGGCTGCTGACTACCTTACGCGGGTACTGACAAAAAATACTGGCGAAAGCGTCACATGGTCTGAATCACTTCGGCAAAACAGCGTAAAGCGCCTGGCTGAAGTGATGCCCATCTCTGAATCCCTTCAAAAGCTAATCGCAAAAAACAGGTCCGAAAGCTTTGGACTTGGCGACGACTTGGATCGGGTCATCACAAAGCAGGTTGCAGAGGCGATTGCGTTTGCTGAAACCTACACAGACCTCATTGCCTTTGTCCTGCGAGTTAGCGAAGGCCTTGGCGTCAGCGATTTAGGCGCGAAGCAGGTAAGAAAGCCACTCGTTGAAGCCTTTGGCACGTCCGACAAGATGGCTCGCCAAACGATCAAACGGGTTGCTGAGGCCGTGGCCATTGGCGAGGCACTAGGCAGAGCGGTGGCATACCGGCGCAACCTCACTGATGGTTTTGGTGTGTCAGATGCGCTAAGAAAAGCTTTGAGGCTGACAGCCCGAGAGGCACTACTTCTTGCCGAGCAGTACCGTAGGCACGCCAATGGTGTGATCAGCGACATGATCGTTGCAAGCGGTGAGATTACTGAAGATGACTTTGCGTCCATCGTTCAGTCTGGACATCCACCAGGCTACACCGACTTTCGAGACTTCATTCAGGGTGACTACACCTACCGGCGCGCCTTATTTCGTGCGATCTTGAACTCAAGAAACTCAGATCGAGGGTTCATTGATGCCCTGAGAGTAACGGTCGACGTGCCCGATATCTTCGACCGGGGAACAGCTCAGATTACCGACGCAGCCTTGGGTGTCGCGATTACTTTTACACGTGCCTTTCGAGTTCCTCCCGAAGTAACTATGACCCACAAGGGCGGAACGGTCGTGGCAATAGCGAGGCTAGTTGGCTCCATCACAACAGTCGGCTTCACCGCTGTACTGGAAAACACGTCCGGCACTCGAGTTGCCGGTTCTTTCACTTGGATTGCACAGGGGTACTAGATGCAAAACTTTACCGACATACCGTCGTCGCGTTCTCTCTCGGATTCGCTCATTGAGATTTTGAACAACGACAAGACCGGGATTTCTTGCAACAGCGGAACCACATTCCCGACTACAAACCAGCAAGTTGGAATGCTTTGCTACCGCACAGATCAGTTGAAGCTATATCTGTTGATCGGAACCAACCCCGATAACTGGCGCTTGATCATGGATCTGGCCAGTGCAATTGACACTCAGTTTGCTGCCAAGCTCAACTCCGCTTCCTACACGGCAGCAGATGTCTTGGCAAAGTTGCTGACTGTTGATGGCGCGAGTACAGGGCTTGATGCCGATCTTTTAGATGGACAGCATGCAAGCGCATTTGCTTCAAGCACACACAACCACAACACAACTTACCTTGGTATTTCGGCCAAGGCAGCAGACGCAGACAAGCTCGATGGCTATGACTCCACCGCGTTCGTAAGGTCGGTAAACGGAGCCGGTCCTGACGCTGCTGGTAATGCGACCGTCAATATCGACCTATCAAGTCGGGTAGCTAAGTCAGGCGACACGATGACGGGGAATCTGACGATACAGAACACCGCCCCGACCATCAACATGCAGGACACGGACAACGTGACCCGCTATCTCCATGTAAACAGCAACCTGATGGGCTTTTTGAAGTCAGACGGTAACTGGGATATGTACATGAACAACAGCGGGTCGTTGTGGACCGCAAATTACGGTTGGCTCCATGACTATTTCTTCAACGCTGTTAGCAATTGCTTTAGAAGCTACAACCCCACAGCAGGTTGGCAAGGAGCCCCAAACTGTGCAGCAAATACTGCTGACTATTACAACTGCGGCGACATACCCCCTCAACCGTCCGTATACATGTTGCGGTTATCTGATGGCGGCTCAACTATCAGTTTTGGTTCCCAAACTACGCGCTACAACTGTAATTGCGACTGCAACTGTTGCTGAGGAGAAATTATGAAACTTTATATAGGCAACAAGAATCCTCCTTTTGCTTTGGATGTGTCACTTGATAGCACGCAACTTTCTTACAGCGTGCGGGCCATCATGCAAAAAGAGTTTGTTGGTGATCCCACAAAGGAACACCCAAACGGCGGCAAGTTCTTTGATCAATCTTTGATTACTGAATGGCGCGGTGAATTTGGAGTATTTGGCGAACCAATCTACCAACGCACACTTGATCTGGATTCATTTCGACAGCATCCTGAGTACTCAGATCACGCCAGTTTCATGCTTTACGCTCCGGTTGGGGTGATGGAGAGGTATGAAACACCCACAGGGTTCTTCGTACAGACACCTAATCTCTATGTGGCAACCTTGGCGTCCAAGATGGATGCGCAAGCTTTTCATGCCTCGGTGCTTCAAACCCATCCGATTGGCCACATCCTGGTGCCATTCAAATCCTCCCCGATCGACGACTGGACACTGGGGTTCAATGTTTTTTCGCCAGAGTTGGTCAAGGCCAGTCACAACATTGAAGTCATCCCAGCCATCACGCTGGCCCTGGTTCGGGAAGAAACCTTGCCTGTGGTTCGGTTTGTCGGTGGCCCATCCATCAATGTCTCAGCCAGTGAAGAGGTGAGCATTGATTTCAAGCTCGAAACCCCAGACGGTGATCCGATTGAGGATCGAGACGCCGAGGTGTATCTGGAGTCCACCGCTGGGTATCTCGTTGCACGACGGGTCAGAACCTCTGGTGGCTCAGGCTGTACGGTTTTCAGACCGAGTGGCATGGCAACAGGGGATGTGGCCAAGATCAAGGTTGGGTTCAAGTACTTCTCGGGGACCGATGACCTGCTGGTGAATGTCCAATGAGACTGAACCTGTTTCCCACAGCCGTGGGTTTATGGACGCTCAACAATCCTTCCAGCTTCGACGAATACCTGTACCTGGACCTGCTTAAGGTTCATGGCGCGATGAAGACTGCGGCTGGGGAAATCTGGGACCGGCATCCTCACGACGTCTTTGACGGGTCTGTTCCCAGTGCCACCCAACTGGCCAGTATGGCCATACCCATCCTGCAACGTGACTTTGTAGGCCCACAAGGGCGGATCACCCATTTGCAAGGGCGAGAAGTTGTGCGAGTTGCTGGCGTGGAAATCATGCCGCACTCCGACGAAGACGAATGTCATCTGCAGGCGGTGTATTTCCCCAACGGTCCTGAACTTGATCCGTCAGAAGATCTGCTGGAGCAAGTTAACCAATACGGTCCGAACGCCTTTGCCATTTGCAATCCCGACTGGCGATCTTCAGGTTTTGGCAAGTGCCTTATGCCGTGGGAAAACCACGCGAAGTTTTGGATCAGACCTCACAGGGGCTTGCTTGTGGCATTTGATGCTCGTGCTGTTCATTTTCAGAAGCCCTATACGGGCGAAGTTCCCTTCATGCAGGTGCTCCTCAACATAAAGGTGGAAAGACTTAATGGCTAAATTCATAATCACGACAGTGGATCCACGAACAGAAGCGGTCGTACCTCTTATGTACGATAACTCGGACTCCAGCTTGACTGACCTTCAGGGGCGATCAATGGTTCGAACAGTAGATCCCACGCTTCTAGTTTCTACGCAAGATGCTCTAGTGACATCCCGTGAAGCTCCGCTTGGAAAAACATCCCCGCGCGTACTTAAGATTTCTCTTGGTTTGTCCTGCAACTACTCATGCGAATACTGTTCGCAGCGGTTCGTTGCCCGAAACATAGAAACCAACCCAGACGACATAAATTGGTTTCTGGCATCTTTAGACAGTTGGGTCCTAACCCCCCCAGATGCCATCGAGTTCTGGGGTGGGGAGCCACTTGTTTACATAAAAACTCTCAGACCCCTGGCAGATGCCTTGCGTCAGAAGTTTCCGGCTGCCAGGTTCTCAGTGATAACAAATGGTTCGTTGTTGAATCCAGAAACCAACCAATGGCTTGAAGACTTGGGGTTCACTGTCAGCATCTCCCATGATGGGCCTGGCCAGCATGTGCGGGGGCCAGATCCGCTGGAAGATCAGCAGGTCAGGACTGCCATCTTGGACCTGTATCAAAGGCTAGCTCCTAAGGAGCGTTTCAGCTTCAATGCCATGCTTAATCGAGACAACCAGTCTCGCGCAGATATTCAATCTTTCTTTGTGAACCTCACGGGTGATCCGAACGTACTGATTGGTGAGGGAGGTTTTGTTGATGCTTACGATGCAGGTGGGATCAATCAGTCGCTACGGGCAGATGAGTTTCATTCCTTTAGGCGTCAAGCGTTTCACGATATCCGGCATGGCAAGGCGAGTCGCATCGCTAGCGTACGGGATAGGGTGATGTCATTTGTTAACTCGCTACGTTTTATGCGTCCTGCGTCTAGTCTTGGGCAAAAGTGCGGAATGGACCGGCCAGATTCAATCGCTGTTGACCTCAAAGGCAATGTGCTCACATGTCAGAACGTGAGTGCTGCTGCGTTGGCTCCAAATGGAGAGTCTCACCGCATTGGCCACACTAGCCAGCTTGATCAGGTGGCGCTCAAAACAGCAACGCACTGGTCACATCGATCTGAATGTCCGAAATGTCCAGTGCTGCAAATTTGCAAAGGTTCGTGCATGTTTCTTGAGGGGCCGCTTTGGGAAGCGTCTTGCAACAACGCTTATTCCGATGCACTCCCAATCTTTGCGTCTGGGATTGAGTTTCTCACTGGTTTGGTGCCTATCTTCATAGATGGCGACATCCCAGAGGCCAGAAAGGATATTTTTGGATTTAGCCGCACAAATTCCAATGGAACCGTAGCTACTCGCAAACCATTTCCGGTTCCAGTTGTTGCCTCTTAAAAATTAAAAATTCTTGCTTCAAGCCCGCCTGGTTCACTCCTGTGCGGGCTTTTTCTTTTTGGAGATGCCCATGACAGAAGAATCCACCAGTTCACAAAACGCTGACATCCTGAACCTTCGTCGGGAGGATCTAGATGAGCTGCTTACCCGCGCCGCCGAGCGAGGGGCAGAGCGCGCATTGGCCTGCCTTGGCCTCGAAAACGGCCACGCTGCCCGTGACATCCGTGACCTGCGCGGTCTCATCGATGCCTGGCGAGAAGCGCGCCGAACCGTCTGGCAAACCACAGTCAAGGTTCTGACCACCGGTGTGCTTGCTGCACTTTTGGTTGGAATCGCTATCAAGTTGCGTCTGATGGGAGGGCCGCAATGATTGAGACACTATTAGGCGGCTTACTGGGCGGCGCGTTTCGCCTGGCTCCCGAGGTCCTGAAATGGTTCGACCGCCAAGGAGAGCGTGTCCACGAGTTGGCCATGCAGGACAAGGCGCTCGAGTTTGAGAAACTTCGTGGTGCTCAACGCATGTCCGAGATCGGAGCAGTTGCCGATGGCGCATGGAACACAGGCGCAATCGAAACTCTTCGCGATGCTGTGCGCACTCAGGGTGAAAAAACTGGGGTTGTCTGGGCCGATGCACTTTCCAGCACAGTTCGCCCAGTGATCACCTACTGGTTCATGGCGCTGTATTGCTCGGCGAAGACGGCAGCATTCGCGGCTGCTTTGTCTGCCGGTGCTGACTGGGGTACGGCAGTTCTGCACGCCTGGACTGAAGCCGACCAGGCGCTGTGGGCCGGGGTCCTGAACTTCTGGTTCTTGGGCCGCGTGTTTGACAAGGTTCGGCCGTGATCGATGTTCCGCAAGCAGCTATCGACTTGGCTAAGCGCTTCGAGGGATTCTGCCGCGTGCCCAAGTCAGACCCTGATCGTGCTTATCCGTATGTCTGTCCGGCAGGGTTTTGGACCATTGGGTACGGCCATCTTTGCGATGCCAAGCATCCGCCGATCACCATGGAAGAGGGCGAGGCGTATCTCACTGCTGACATGGCCGATGCACTGAGAGCCACACTGCGCTACTGCCCGGTACTGGCCAATGAGCCGGAGGGACGGCTTGCGGCCATTGTTGACTTCACCTTCAACCTCGGGGCTGGTCGGTTGCAGGCGTCGACCCTTAGGCGGCGGGTCAATCAGCGTGACTGGTCAGGTGCGGCGCAGGAGTTGCGTCGATGGGTTTACGGTGGCGGCAGAGTGCTGCCTGGATTGGTGATCAGGCGGCAGGCAGAGACTTTGCTGCTTTTTTGAGCAACTGGCTGCTCTCTTTTTTGCCGATCCATCCATCTGATTGCGCCCTGAGCGAGGATGGCTCCAATGATGGCCATAGGGCTAGGTTCAGACCTTGAGTCGATTTGTTCTTGAGGGCTGGATTGCATGCTGTGGGCTCCGTTGAGTTCGTGGAGCCGCATGGTTGCTTCGATCCCGAAGAGTTATCAAGTCGATCCTTATGGTTCAGTTGGCTTGATATTCTCTGAGCCTTTCGACTCATGTAGTTAATGGCTACTCAGTCGCGTATACGTTTCTGAAATAACCTTCATTGCTCCAGCGGCCGGGTTGGTTAATTGGGTCCCAGCAAGATATACGAACACGTTTGCCTATAAGTGTTTTCGCATGGGCAGTAACTGATCCAGTTGGGTCAAATGTAGATGTCTTCATGTGACGTTGGCTTCCGTCACCCATTTTAAGAATGGTACAGCTTGATCCACGATAGATTTGTCGCTCAAGCACTTGCACTAAGGTGTCTGGTGATGAAAGCGTTGCTTGCTTGTTATCCCGGCTTGCAGAGAGCTTTTCTAACTTGTAACGCTCAATTTCTTTTTCTAGAAATTTTTCCCGTTCTTTCGTTATTGCATGATCTCCCTTTTCCTTTTCGAGGTCTTGAGCCTTCTCTTGTGCAAGTGCGGTTGCTGCATCCCGTTCAGCAATCAACTGATCAGTCTTGCTGACGACTTCGGCCACGATTTCACTCATTCTTTGTACTTGTTGCTCACTCAAGGTATTTCCTAGCAGTACTACCAAATCCGCATGTTTGGCAATCTTCCCTTGCATGTACATCGGATGCAAATCAAGGAGTACCTCTGGGGTTAAGTAGCCATCTTTTCTGAGGCTAATCATTACTTCTGAAAGATGTAATTCAGTGTCGGTGTCGTTACGCCACACAGTGATTAGAACTGGCTTATCGAAGCCTCGACGTGTCCCGATGACAAACTGACCCGATTGTTCAATGTTGTTAGAGTCAATAAAGTACGCCTCTAGGCCAATTCGATTTGGATCTTTTTGAGTTCTTGTTGAAAATTTAATGCGTGAAAGTCTAATTGTCTCGTCCGTCTTGAAATGCATCCCATAGCGAAGCGGAAGAGAGTCACAGTTAGCATGCTCATTGCAGAGGACGACAACATCCAGAGAGTCATATTCGTTAACTTGGTTAATCACAAATTCGTGTATGTCGAACACCGTTGATGGCGTGACTAATTTCTTCATGTCGCCAAAACTGGTTACTTTGGATTGTTCGTTTTTTTTCATCTGCATAGGGACCTTCGAGATCTACAGTCAATCGAATTTTTCAACGTTTTCCATCTTATCAGTACGATTGCGAACTGAGAAGCAACATGGCATTTCACTTGAAGTAAGCGTCCTGGATGACATATGATTTGACTGATGAACCCCAAATCTTGGCTAATCGCATGGATCGGCGCAGCCGACCACGAATGCGCTGAGGCCAAGCGCGGCTCTGACCTTGGCCCAATCGCGACGGCATTGCGCGGTAAAAAACGTTACGACCGCGTCTACCTGCTAACAAACTACGACTTTGATCGAAGCAAGAGTTACTGCACTTGGCTGGAGTCCGTGTCCAGTTACGACTCTTCCTTAATCGACCTGTACAGCGTTGACCTCACCAGTCCCATCGATTATGGGGACATCTACACCCAAGTCAGTTCAAATCTCCAGCAAGCAGGCTTGCCGCGCGATGACGTAGAACTCACTTTTCACGTTAGTCCTGGCACACCGGCAATGGCCGCCATCTGGATCATTCTTTCCAAGACGCGGTTCCCAGCCAAGCTGATTCAAACCTCCAGAGAAAAAGGCGTCGAGCCTGTTGATTTTTTCTTCGATTTGGCCAGCGACTTCCTTCCAGAATATTTACAACGCAGTGGTGAGCGGGTCCGGCGACTGTCTGACGCAGCCCAACTCTCAACCCCAGAGTTTGAGAAGATCATTCATCAAAGCCAGGCGGTTGCCAGTCAAATAGGCCTTGCACGCCGAATTGCTGCATATGAGGTACCCGTCCTAATTCTGGGGGAGACCGGTACTGGCAAGGAGTTGTTTGCAGAGGCCATACACGCTGCAAGTTCAAGGGCTGGACAGCCGTTCGTCGCGGTGAACTGCGGAGCCATTGCGCCAGAGTTGGCCAACTCGGAATTGTTTGGCCATAAAAAAGGAGCATTCACTGGGGCAACTGCCGACAGAAAGGGACACTTTCTGGAGGCTTCTGATGGAACGCTTTTTCTTGACGAGGTGGGCGACTTACCACTGGATACGCAGGTTCGATTACTACGCGCGCTGCAGTCGCATGAAATTACCCCAATGGGGCAGTCCAAGCCCATCAAAATAAACACGCGCATCTTGGCGGCAACACACCGTGATTTAGCAGCCGATGTAGCTGCAGGTCGCTTTAGAGAAGATCTTTTTCACCGCTTAGCTGTAGGCATTCTTCAGCTGCCGCCGTTAAGGGATCGTACTGGCGATGTGGAGTTATTGGCACACCATTTTTTGGCCAGCATCAACGCAGATTCGGCAGGCAGGCCCGAAGCACAACATAAGTCCATTAGTCCGGCCGCACTTAAGATATTGCAGTCACACACCTGGCCCGGCAACATACGCGAGCTGTATCACACCCTGTTGCGAGCAGTCATTTGGTCTTCAGGTCCGGACGTTACCGACCGCGACATCCAGTCAGCGATGCTCCCTGTCGCGCGATCTTCAGTGCCGAATCGTCCCCCTGTATTGAGCGACGGCTTCGACTTGCAAGAACAGCTTGATGAAGTAGCACGCAGCCTGATCAACGATGCCTTGCAGCAATCAGGACATCGCAAATCCACTGCAGCAAAATTACTTGGCTTTGCCAATCATCAGACTCTTGCTAATTGGATGAAACGGTTGGGCATGAACGTCGAACCCCCGCACAACCGAGAGCGAATTGTAAATAAATTTGTTTAAATGTAAATAAATTTACAATTAGCCACCCGCTGAACAGCCTAAGTGTTTGATTTATATAGGGTGTTTAGATACAAGTTGGTTGGCATAGATCTCGCACTTATTAAGGCAACGAACCTTAGGAGATCTCATTGACAACACTGAATTTTGAACAAATTGTCGGCAACACAGTGTCGCTGGCTGGGCATTCGTTTGATGTCCGAGCGTGTCCTGATCAGTACCTTGGCCCCCTGTCAGACGCCGTTGGAAAGCCACAGTTCCCATTGCGGGTAGCAGCGCAAGAACGAACTGGAAAACCGTGTTTAGTAATGGTTCTGGAGTCGCCGCACGTTGATGAGTTCATCGGCAACATCGGTCCGGCTAAGGGCTTTACCGGAGACATGATTCGCAATTTTCTGCATGAAGTTATCAATCTTCAAGATGTCGATGGATTTGGATTTGTGCTGATCAATGCAATTCAACACCAATGCTCCCTCGGCACGAGCACTTCCGAGCACCGCGACAAAATCTTCCGAGCTGTGTGGGCGCAAGGTGGCGAGGACAATTTTGTTTCAAGACTTCGGTCGTTGCTTAAACCGAATGACGTTGTCATGAACTGCTGTACCAAGGGCAATGACTTTGAACTGAATACTCCGCTAAGGTCCTTGGTTGAGGCTTCAATACGCACGCACTTTCCTAATGTGCAAACCATTCGTCGGATGCATCCTGCCTCATGGCGAACAAAGTCGTGGCGCGGTGTGGCTTGGCGCTACTCAACAGAGATCAACGATGACAGTGATGCCCAATCGGAGTCTCAGCTGACAGTGGATGATCCCGACGCGGGAAACAAAGTTCTACCAGATCAGATCATGCAATTGAAAAAGCTTGCCGCCAAAGATCATGCAACTTTCAATTCTGAGACTGAGACCGCTAAGAGCGAAAAGAGTGTTGCCATTCTGTCCGAACCAGATGCGCTTGTGAGTATTAAGGAAAATCAAATAGTGCGCGGCTCAGCTTGTACTGTACTGGTGATGGGCGACGGAAGTCAGCGGCATATGAAGACGTCCACATTTGATCCTGATGGAGCGATCACTCAAAAGGCCAAAACACTCGTTGGCTCAAGGGTCAGGACTACTTGTTGGGACCCCAAAGGTAGTCCTGGGCGATGGTCTAGCCAAGGCTACTTCCGTAACATCTATTCAGTTGAGTGAAAGGGAAAACATGTTTTTTAACCAACGCCCACAGCCGAACTCAATGAGCAAGCCAGCGCAATTCAGCTTTGCAGCAGACTTGTTTATGCTTCAAGCTATTCTTAAGTCAGAAGACGAAAAGTCCAATGACTGGCAGCTTGAATACTTGTTCCCTTGGAGTTGCTACAGGCAAATTATTGAGTGGATTCTGAACAACGGCACACAAATTGGAGTCTCCGAATTTCAGGGAGTTGAAGCCATCCATGAAAGCTCTACGCACGTGAAAATTGTTTTTCCAAATGAGCGTGAGCAGGACAAGATGCACAAATTTTTCGAGATGTTCAATTTCAAAAGAAAACAAGCCCAAGGCGTTGATCGGAGCTTCCCGCCCATGCCGGATATTTACCAGGGTGGACCAAAGCCAAATGTCGACGCCATCAAGCGATACATTTATTCAATTGAAAACGCTTTTGATGGAGATTCGCAAGTGGTTGAGATTCCATCTGGAGCCAACTGGAAATTCCATAAATTTGAAGTTTGAGAGCTTTGCAAATGAAAACTATTGCCATTTCCCTAAATTTGGAATGCTTGCCCTTCGAGCTAAACCTGAAAAATATCGCAAATACGATCGACGAAAGAATGCGTGCTATGGGGCCGGAGGGCTACCTGGGGAAAGTGATGGCTGTAGGCGAGGGTTTGCCTATCGCGTTATTGCTTGCTTATGAAGAGAACGCAGAGCTTGATGCCGATAAGGCGATTGCGGCATTCATGAGCATTATTGGTCAAGCGGCTGTTGCTTTCGGGGGGTGGTCGTTGTGGGACGCCATCAGAAATGAGTGTGGTGCGTGGGAGTTCAGTGAGCAAGAAATGCCAGATTTCTACGCTCAACTCGTCGGCAATTTAAAGGTTGAAGACAAATAACTTGTATGACCTGCCGCCCTGTTGGGCAACTTCAAGTCGACGTCCCAACATTTAGAATGATGAACCGGACCCCAAGAGCTTGATCGGCTTGCCCTTGGGGGATTTAGGCGGTTTGCGATCTGGTATGTTCTAGCCCGCCAGCAAACAAGCAAAGACGCCCCTCACGGGGCGTTTTTCATTTCTATCGAGCTTATTTGCCAAACTTCAGGGCCCCGATTCTTGGCCCACTTAGCACTCAATTATTTACGGTTGTTGGCTGCCCGATTCAATAAGCCAATGAGTTCGTCCAACTGACTTGCATTAAGGCCTCGCATTTGATTCTCTGTGATGGCAAGCAATTGTTTGGCATCCAAAGACTTGATGAGAGGTGCCAATTGCGCCGGAGGCATTTCCGATATTTGGATCGGCGTGAGTGCATTCACATTGCGTGTGGTGGATGTAATTGGGGCTGTCAGAAAAACAGATGCAGGAGCGGTGACTGACGCAGGTGCTTGTCCGCTGTTTGATTCAGGTGCTGACTGTTTCATGAGTTGAGGGTCAACACGAGACGCCAGTTTTTGCTGCGTATCAGCTGTAATGACGATTTTTGGCGTAGAGCTTGTCTCGCTAGTGATGCAGCCGCTCGCGTTAGCCCTTGTGCAGTTATCGGAAAGCGGAATGATTGTGCCGGTGGTCTTGACTTCCCCTTTGTTGGTCAGGTTGTAGTTGGACCAATCGCCTGTTCCATTCGTCTTCGTCAGTTGTGCAGCATCAGAAACTGTGACAGTTTTGCCAGAGCCTGCGTTGATAGATTCAAAAGCGCCTACCCCACTGACTTGAAGTGATTCAGATCCAACCGTGCCTGTGATCGTTCCAGAGGAAATTTGAGCCTTGGCTGAGGCGTCGTAGAGCTTGCTTTCCGCATTCATGCGAGACAAGAAAACATCCTTTTTGTTGATGTCAGCCTTCGTTGTCGCTTGGCTTGTGACTGTGTAGTTGGCCAAGTCAGTGCCGCCCAATGTGTTGGCAAGGTTGACGGTCTTGCCAGTGGCAGCGTTCTTATCAGAGAACGTGCCAGAGCTGGCGACAGTGAGGTTGTCGTTGACGATCTGGTTGTTAAAGACTGCGTTGGCAGTGCTGACAGTGGCGGCTGTGGTGCCGTCATAGGTTTTAGCAGCAGCGGTGATGCCTGAGAGCGTGATGACTTTGGGGGTGATGTCTGCTGTCGTCGATGTTTGGTCGGTGACGGTGTAGTTGGCCAAGTCAGTGCCGCCTAAAGTGTTGGCAAGGTTGACGGTCTTGCCAGTGGCAGCGTTCTTATCAGAGAACGTGCCAGAGCTGGCGACAGTGAGGTTGTCGTTGACGATCTGGTTGTTAAAGACTGC